TCCAGGCTAACCAGGTATTGCGGGACTGCGGTAAAGCGAACAGGGGCATCATCATCGCCTGGCTGCACAAGCATCACGGCTGTCCCGACACATAAATCTAGGAGAAATTCGCTCATTGCCAGGTCGAAATTGGTTTGCCGGATAACGTCAAACATCTTGCCTGTGTAAATATCTAACGCCTGGCCTATCTCTTCTTGACGATCCTCGGGCACATCATTGCCTGGATGCAACTTGCACCAAGAACGATAAGGCGGGAAGAGGGCTGATTGAATACGGTTAGCAAAACGCTGGGTTGAGTTAATGGCTGTAGCGTCAAACACCCTGACCATTTTGTTTTGCCCAGGCGTCTTGCCCTCGTAATGACCCGAGTAAAGATTGCGCTGAGGCAAGGCAAACTCATAGCACTCCTCATAAATTGTGCGCCATTGGTCTTTCCGAGAATCGGCTTTATCAGCCCGTTTCATTATTTCACGCGGATCGATTTTTGCCATTTTTCAGCCTCTTAGATATTGCCGCGCTTTTACTTCTCGCGTCAGATTTCGATGATGCGCCCCAGGCTTTTAGGCTCAAGAGCAACCTGGTCGGCTCTCCTTTACTGTCACGCTCGGGGCCAGAGTTACCAGCCATTCGCGCCAGGAATGAAGCCCGTCTCGGGTTATCACCTGACTTAACAGGGGCCTTTAGCTTTGAGCCCGTAGTCCTATTGAAGTGGGCACGACCCGCAGCGTTCAACCCGCCTTTCGGGTTTTGGTGCCTTTTAAGGGTCATCTAGTAACCCCGACCACCTTTGCCTTTTTTCTTGCCTGGCATGATTTAGCCTTTCTTGGACCTAGCGGCCCTCATGTTATCAACGAGATTTGGATATGGACGCCCACCCCTACGGGCCGCAGCCATAGCCGATTTCTTTTGCTTAGTGCTTAAAGATTGAGGCTTGCCCAATCCCTTGGGGCGTTTTTTATCCCAAACTTCTTTTTTCTGCGCCATATTAGCCCCCTAGCGTTGAGCCTGAGCCTTTGATGCCTGTCTGAGCGTTAGACCTACTGCTTGACAACAACAACCGATAACCGCCACGGCCCTTGCGCCTAGACGCGGACCTAGCTGCCATGTTTGATTTTGCGGACCTTTCCTCTTCTTCAAGACGGGCTTCTTGCTTATCCAGGATTTCAGTCTGCTTCTGCATGGCTTCAACCTGGGCTTTATCCTGGGCAGACGTATCTGGCATTTTGGGCTTACCAAAAATCTTTTTAACTACATTCGACATCGTAGAACCTCACATAAAGATGATAATCGTCACCCTCAGGTCCATATTCCTTGAGAGTTGCTTCCTTATTAAAGTACAAAAATTCAGCAAACCTAGTCGCGTGTAAGTGAGATGAACGAACCATGAACTGCAATCTTCGTAATTGCATAGCAGGACCAATGTGCAACCAAATGGGTCTTGACCGCCTTGCCAAAACAATCGGGTTAATTTCAATGCGATTGCTTGGCACCATCCAGCCCTCAGCCACACCGCCCCAAAGTTCGTAAACGCCAAAAGACGCAAAGGGTTTATCCTCGTAAAAAACAGTAAATGCTGGGTTGTTTTGCGCCTGGGCCCCAAGACTATCTGCAAAACCTGGGACCGCCTGGCTAAATCGCCTGGAGTAATCAGTCAGTTCCATCAGATATATATGACTTGGATGAAAGTCCACAGTCCGCAGCCCACACCAGCTTTCTACATCCGAGGCCGTTACCATATATTGAAATCAGTCTTTGCCAGGGTAGGGAGCCCGTCATTCCTTAACCGACCCCTGGTCATTCGCCTATGTTCGCCAGCCCCCAGGAGCAAATACCCATAGGCATCGCCAACATGGCTGCTATCATTCTTGTTTGGCACATCCCTAAACCGATCATTGCCGCCGCTGATCCCAACCCGCTTGAAATGATACCCACCCGCTAGGGCCTTTCTAAGCCTCGTACAACGGGCATTGACCCTCAGCCCTGGTTTCCCATCAGTCAGCCGCAACATAGGGGCTGCACCCGCCTCACGGCGCACCTGGAAGTCATTTGACGCTGTAGGCTGGGCAGTCAGTCCAATGGTCCGCAAATGGTCAAAAGCCGTAACCTCAAATATCTCATCCCGCTTCATGCCAGCCGGATCACCCCAAACCTTCACCTCAAACTTTGGGTATTTCATATTCAATTCATAGAGCAACATCTGGCCAAATCGCTCCAGCCCCATGTCCTCAGTTACAATTTCCTCTAAGATATGCCATTTACCAGACGCAAACCGCTGGCCAATAACAGCCGCAGGGGTTAATCCAAAGTCTAAACCAACGTGCAAAGGCAATGACAAGTCTGGGGTAAGGTCATGGTCAACCATGATCGTGTCATCGTACTCATGCCAGACGGGTTTACCTTCTTTTACATAGACATATTTGCCGCCCACATAGCACTCAATCCAATCAAGTTCCTTATCGCCAATCTGTTGCTCATAATAGCCATTTGGCAGATTGCCAACATTCTCAGCCTTTGGATTATTGGCCCATAACCTACCACCACCAGGCAAAGCCTCAGGGTTTTCGGATGTAACCTCAAGCATACCTGGCGGCTGATTATAAAAGTTCCATTTATATTTGCCCTTTACTGGCTCCTTCTCAGACAAGCGATACCACCAATGGTCATCTGCCATAGGGTTGGTATCAGCCCATATGCCGCGCCAGGGGCAACCACCATTCGCCTTTGTCGGATATCTGCCGACACGATGCGTTAAGCCCTGGACAATACTCAAAGGAAGCTCTCTAGCCTCATTTACCCAGGCACCACTTAATTCTAATGAGAGCAATTTCCGCACATCTTTAGGCTGATCCAGGGCCAGGAATATAACCTCACAATCAATCCCAGCCGCATCCCCCCTGGCTGGTAACTTAATATGATGCGTTAATGGTGGGCTCCAACGCATTGGACCAAATGTATGTTCTGGGAATAACTCAAGCCAGGTCTTAATAGTCGTGGTTCTAAGCTCAGGATAACTGTTCCGCACCACAACAAACCGCGTATATCTGACCCCATCTTTTGGAGATACGGGCTGCTTTACCGCCCTTAACATTATTTCAGCGGCACTAGCATAAGACTTGCCAGAGCCAACAGGGCCCATAAGACCCCTAAAAAAGCTATTATCAGACAGAAACTTCCACACAGTCGGGCTGGTGCTAAAATCTAAATCTAATCCACCAAAAGCCCCATCAGCGTCAGTCTTGCGCCTGGATGACCTATCACTCGCTGCTTTCGTCCGCCCCATCTTTTTCCTCATAGTGAGTCACAACCGGACCCGTCATATTAATCCCAATCACGCTAGGCCGATCTGTTTTATCAAGGCTCGTTTCCAAAAGGCCGTGATGCTTTGCGAGCATCCGCAAGGCCGAAACCTTGTCGTGCATTTCAATCTCAATCGCATTACCCGCCCTGGTTGGCGTGACCTTGATCTTCTTGATCGCCTTTTTTGTCTCAAGTGGAATGTCATCGCTAGAACGCAAAGATACCCTGCCATCTTCTTTCCACTCCATAACCTGGGTAATATCACTGGACGCAATAACAGCTAACTCCTGTTTCACGCCCTCTCGCTCATCATCAGACCCAAAGACCAAAGCCTTTCGCATCTGCCTGGTTGTCAGCTTTTTACTCACCCCATACGGCTCCACTTCACATACTTAAAAGGCGCAATCTTCTTGCCTCGCTTCATGTTATCGCCATATCGCCCATTCTTGGCGCGGCCAACCTCATGTTCAACGGTAAGCGTCTCACGCCTCAGCCGCACCAACTCCTGGGCAAACTCCTCAGTGGTCATCGTTGCGGCGGTTTTTACTAAGAACATCTTCAACATCCCTCTCTATCGCAGCGATACCGCGACCTATGCCGCCATACCCGATTATATCAGCCCAGCTATCATCATGCGTGTCCTGGTTAGCCAGGCGCGATAGCTTGACTGCAATCATGCACATCGCCACCTGTTGCGGGCTTATGTCAGAGCCCAGGATTGCAGACCACATTTTCGCAATCGTCACATGATTGGAGTAGGGCGCACCGTAGTTATCGCCCCGCTCCCTTAATATATCAGCGACAGACTCAATCGAATCCGTGTATCGATCCACGCTCATTTCTTCTTAGCGGGGCGTCCACGCTTCTTGGCTGGAGCCTTGCCGCCCTTCCACGCCTCATTTATGTCGGGCGTCTTTTTATCATCAGCCATAAGCCGACCAGACTTATCCCGCGCCCTGGTGGGCTCTGACACAAAGGTTGGAAAGAATAATTTTAAGAATTTAGTCCACATCTGTTTTCTCCTATGAAAACGGTTAAAATTTTGAGGCAACCCCCCGTATGTATACCGGACGGGTGGGGGGGCCATAGTGCTTTGTCAACGATTACAGTCACTTGCGTCATTTGTCCGGCACCCCTTACACTTGCCAAGCCAACGTATGGCTATTGTAATCTGAGGCTATCATAATGCCGCCCACTTTGCGACCTGTTCGATTGTAAGCGGTGGCATCCGGCCAGACTTGAGGTTATGCCTAGTCATATCAACGGTTGCAGTCTTGATCTGTTCGGCTGTTACACCACGATCTGCCAGGGGCCGCGCTAAATCCTGGTTCGGTCCGGCCAATCGATGCTGACCGCAAGCCATTTGGATGCCAGAAACAAACGCATGTGCCAATATCTTAAAGTCGTCATTCCCACCCTCAGACTCCCTTCTAGTATGCGTCACGTTCATGGCTTTCTCTTCGAGCGGCTCAGTTGCTACCTTTGGCCTCGGGCTCCAGAACTGTTCGTTGCTCGGTAACTCAGTCTGAGCCCCATCGAACATCACCTGGTATCGGTTGGTTCGCCAGGTGTTATGCACCTTTATCTTCGGCGGGTAATCACGGGGCTGCAACTTACGCACATAGCCAGCTTTCATCAGCCTTTGAACGTGATCGCTGACGGTCTTAGTGCTTCGGCTAACGTGCCTGGCGATTGTCAATCTTGATGGCCAGGCTATTCCATAAGCATTGGTATAGAGACAGATAGCACCAAGCACACGGAGCGTTGTCCAATGCAAGTTATCATCCTGGATGGCTCTTGCTGGCAGTACGCTATACTTCCTGATCGGTGGCTTATCAGAAGGGGATTGGGTCATCTGGCACCTTGTCCTTTCCTTTAATCTCAGTGACCCTGGAGCCACTAAAAGTCCGCTTGATTTCAATGACTGTCCCTGGGACAAACGCCATCAACTCATCTGCACTGAGATAAGCCACGCCTTCGGGCTGATCTGTTGGCATTTCTTCTTGGGTCTTAACCAATCTAATCACCAGGCCAGGCTTTCCAGGGTGCGACATTTCCCAATAGTCTGTTCCAACCAGGGCGCAACCCATCTTTGTCGCTTCCTCATCTAATACCTGGTAGGCCCGTTTCATTGCGGCCCCATGCTTTCTCATATCCTCATCTTTTGAATGATGGATAGCCTCATTGAACTTGTCTCGTTGAGCGATGAACTTCTGACCCAACTCATCGGGCACGATCTTGTGCAATCTCTCGACACCCCATTTGATTTCCATCTCTCTTGCCACAAGGTCATGGGCTTCGATTATCAACCTGGTTTCAGCGGACATGGGACAGTTGGGACAGGACTCTAGAGAGTGTCCTGTCCGTCCCGTCTGTCGGACACTTGTCCCAGACTTGTCCCATTTCTTATAACCCTTTGTTTTTACTCTGGACATTTTGTCCCATCCACTTGTCCCATGCCTATTTTACCTTCCAGACCAGATTTTGCCATTTTGCCACGATTTTCTTCTGAATGAGGGCTTCTGCCGCCCTCGAAAAAGCCTTCCGCTCGGCATCAGAATTGCCAGTTGAAATTGATTTTGCGAGTGCAGTTTGACGCCATGCAGTCTCCGCAACTACGGTCACACCAGCCGGATAGTTTTCACCCCCGGGCGATGGCTGACCAGATGTAATGATTGCGTCATCCAGAGCATCCAGGACTGCCTTTTGCGCTGGCCTCAGCCCCTTGGCATTGCTGCTTGCGGGCCCCTGGTCGGTTCGCTCTAGCACTAAACTTGTGTCAACTTCTAAAGCCAGGACGCCGGAACCAACCTCAATGCTCCTGGTATTAAGCCAGATGGGGTCCATCATCTCTGCGTCTTTTTGCTTTTCTACGACCAGGCTGACCGTCTCACCGACCCTTTCAACCCTCATAGACGCATCAACAGCCCCTAGTAGAGAACTGGAGCCCCTTGCACCACGGCTGCTATCCTTGCCACTGTGATGAATAGCCAGGACGCAGCAATTAAACTGTTCTCTTACTGCGTCCATCGCTCTTACCACCTGGCCCATGTCCTGGCTGCTATTTTCATCGCCTGACATTGACCTGGCCACAGTATCGAACACAACCATAGAGACTGGCCCATCAGCTACGGCCTGGATTGTGGTCTGCAAGTCCTGGGCGTTATTCTCATCCATAAGATCAACAGCGATAGGAACCACGGTGAAAGGTGCTTTTTGTGGCAGTTCCCTATGCTGATGCCAGGCTGCAATCCTCTTTTTAAGACCGCCTACGCCTTCACCAGCTACATATACGACATTACCGCCCAGGACAGTTTGACCCTGCCACTCGGCCTTGTGAGCGACACTAAGGGCCATATCCAGGGCAATGAAAGTCTTACCGCAGCCTGGCTCACCATACATCATGGCCAGGGCCTTTTCTGGTATGACCCCTTCGATCATCCATTCAACAGGTGGGAGGTTGGCTATATCATCCAGGCTGAGGGTTGGAAGAGGCGTGACCTTTTCCCGTACCTCACCAGCTTGTTTGATTAGGTCTTTCAGTCCCGGGGCATCACCGCCCTGGGCAATCCAATCAGTTACATCGCCTTTGTCACCAACAGGTAGCCTTACAACCTTTATGCGCTTGGCTTTACCCTGCAAATGGCCCAGGAGAGTGCGGACATGAGCCTCACCAGCCTTATCATTGTCTGGAAGCACGATTACATCACGCCCCTCGAAATATCTATTGAGTGACTCGGCCCATTTACCAGCCCCGCCACTGTTGCAAGTTGCGACAAAACCCAGGTTAGCCAGGCTGTCTGCATCCTTTTCACCCTCAACCACCAGGATTGGCTTGGTTGGGTTGTTGATTATATCTGGCAGTCTGTAGGGCAGGGGATCAGTATCACCCAGGCCCCAGATGGCCTTGCCATTGACCACGCGCCTTTGCTTAAAGGTTTTAGGCTCAAAGCGGCACACCTCATATGTAACCTCACCATGCTCATCACAGTATGGATAGGTTGCGACTAGGGAAGCCCTGACCGTATCATGTGGGACCGCATGGCCATTGGAAGTGGCAACGCCCAGGGATTGTAAAACCTCGGGCACATTAGCCAGGGGATTATCTCTGCGGATGAGGTCAGCGACCCCGCCGCCCTGGTCGCACTCATGGTCGAACCAGGTGCCTTTCACCAGGTCAACTGACATTGAGCCATGATTGCCCCAGCGCAGTTCTGATTTGCTGGACAGTTTCGCGTTAGGCTCTCCCAATAGTGCCTTGGCCACTGTCTCTATATGTTGTGCTAATTCTGACATTTTTGCCCCACAGTAAAAAAAGGGACAGGGTTAGTTGATGCCTAGACCCTGCCCCCCGCCAGTTAAAATAGAGGTTCATCATCCTCGGCTAAGGGAGATTGTTTAGCCTCGGGCTCAGGTGTGGGTTCCTGAGCATCAACCTTATTCCAACTGACTAGCTCAAAGTTAGGGATGCGGGTTGCACCCTTACCAGAAGTATCGGCAGTTGATCCGGTGTATTTAACGCCAGCCATCTTGCCTTTATTTGCTGGTGCGCTTTTATGTATTTCTGGCCAGATAGCCGAGATACCTTTGTTGACGCCCGCGCCATTCGATGACCACTCACGCCAACCGTGATCTTTGAGGTAAACCATGACGCTAAACCCACGCTTATAGTCACCATCAGGGCGAGGGGCTTTAACCCCGACTTGCTCATCCCAGGACCACTGAGGGGCTTCACCCTCTTGAATAAGGCCCCAGCCTGTCTTTAATGAGTCTGGGTCGATGGACATACCTTTTAAGGCGATCTCCTTACCATCCACATACCAGGCGTTAACTGAAGGTTTGAAGCGGATATACTCACCGCTGCTGTCGTTTTCTAATCCAAGCATTTCTATTTCTCCTTGCTAATCCATCCCATTTGCTCTGCGAACTGTTCCATGAGCTTCTCTGGGATTATGTAAAGACGCGGCATCCGATCGGCCCTGACCACCAGGAGATCGGCCTCGTCTTGTTCAAACCAGGCGTACAAGGATTTAAACCCTGTCCCGCCCTTACGCCGCTTACACTCGACCAGGAGTCCATTTAGTTGAACATCCCCAGCTAGGTCAGCGGAATACGCTTTATAGGCACCAGACCCCAGGACCCGTTTGCAGGGCACACCTCGGCTGGACCAAAAATCCTGGACTTCCTTTTCCAACTCATAGCCACGCTGCTTGTTGCGACTACTCATCTGATCGACTTTGCGACATTTTGCAGATGTTCAAGCTGTTCCGTTTGGCTATTGAAACCACTTTCACGCCTTGTAAGGGCCTCAGTCAACAATTCTTCGCATAAACTTGAGACACTTCTGCGCTGCCCCTTGGCTGATGATTTAAGCAGTTCTCTCAGGGGCTTAGACAGATAAAGCTGTTGCTGTTGGACTTCCATTTTACAACCTTTTTGCATTTTTTTTATAAAAAGTACCGTATGGCTATTGTAATACAATCAAAATGCTACTATCTTCTAGGAGTAAGAGAGATGAACAAAAGGAGAAAGAGATGACCAAAGCAGAAAAAAGAGCGTTGCGGATTAGAGGAATTATGATGCAAGACAAAATGCTTTTCCCATTCATTAACAACTTTGATGTGTACTTCATGCACCTCAAAGACCCAGCAAAGGCCCTGGAGTTACTTCTTCCTGATTATATCCCTGGCCAGAAAATCGCAGCAATTTTGAAGGAGACTGAATAGATGACCATGACCTTCACAGTTAACGAAATCGCCGCCATGAAAGTCTGCCTCAACTACGACACTCGGGCCATGCAACTTGATGACAACTTCAGCAACGGTGGGGTCGGCGACCTTGCCAACGCTCTTGGCTGGAATATGCACCAGATAGGGGGCTTGATTGCCAGCCTTGAGAAGAAGGGAGTTGTTTGGATTGATGACAGACAGGGCGATTGGCCCAACTGTCTGACCAAATACCACATCGTCTGGCTTACAGAAAAAGGCGTCAACGCCATCTTCGACATTATCGAAAAGGAGACTGCATAATGTTTACAGAAGCCCAAATGAAAAAGGCCCTCGGCGTAAAGCGGTGGGCCTGGGTCCAGGACTACAGCTTCGAGTGCGGAACCATCGACATTCTTTTCAAGCTGCCACTGACCACCATGAACGGCACAACCACTTATGTTTGTGAGCCTGGTTATTACGAGATGAC